GTAAAGGAAGCGGCAGATCAGTTGGATGAAGTGTCTCCTCCGGGAATGGAGAAGATGACAGGCTCCAAGAAGACGAAGGCTTCATTCACCAAGCAGTATGGCAAGCGCGGCAAGAGCGTCATGTACGCCACGGCATGGAAAATTCACAACAAGAAAAAAGCAGTAGAAGAATCCGCCAATTCTGTTGATGAAGCAGTTGCAAAGACAAAGAAGCCCAAAAAGGCGGATCCACATGTTGGAGCAAAAGGCGTTATAGATCGTCAGCAGGAAATCAAGAAGCGTCTTCAAAAGTATGACATGCGGTGGTAAACCTTACGCAATGAAAAAGTTCTGCGAATATTTTCAGTCACAAGTCCGCGAAGACATCTTCATCGGACAGGGAACGGAACTGCAAGATCCTATTCCCGGAACCCAAATTGCTGATGTGGATCTGACACCGCAGCAAAAACAGAACAAGTTCAAGAAAAAGAACGCCGCTAAAACAAAATAAAACACCTTCTTCGTCATGGACTTCAAGAAACTCACCCGAGACAATTTCATTATTTACGCTATGGGACAGTACACAAATCCCGAGTGTGAAGGAATTTCTGAGTTTCACGAAGATATGAACCGCATCAAGTATGTGAAGCGGCTTCTCAAAAAATACAATCGAACAGGAAAGATACGACCCATTCTCCTGCTGAATCACTTGGTGATTTTGGGAAATGTGTTTTCGCCCAGAGTGGCTGCGCGGTTGTTATTTTTCAAACTAGACGAACCACTTCATCCGCCTCTAAAAACCGCCCTGCTGTATCTGAACTACATAGGAGAAGGCATGGTATTGGACGAACGGCAATTGGATGCCATTCCACTTGACGGACGGCTAGCAGAGGCTTTACGGAGCCTTTAAGGAGGGTTTATGGGCAAACTGAAGCGGTTCTCGGCATTCATGGAACAGGACGGCGGTGGTCTGCCTACATCGGCTCCAACCAATGTGGTAGGCAACGAAAAAATTGCGGGGCTTGGATCAGACACGCCACCCGTTCCTCAAAAAAACAAGTTGACTAAAACAAATATTCGTCGCCGTAGACTCCCCAAGACCTAAATAATAGTGTGATTGAAGCACACCGTTTAGAAAGGGAGTCCGTTCATGTTTAGTCCTGAATTGCTGTCACTCATCGGGGGCGGTGCTGCCGGATTCTTGTTCCGGTACATGGCGCAAAAGTCTCAAGATCAGAAAGAGATTTTTGAACGCCTGATTGCAGCCAACAAGCAGACCACCGAAAACCAAGACAAAGCCGTTAAGCGCGTTCCTATTGATGTGGGTCGTGGAGTGCGTCAGATAATCGTTCTGTCCATCCTGTTCGGAACATTCTTGGCTCCATTCATCTTGCCGTTCTTCGGGCTTCCCACATTCGTGGAAGTGGACGCAACTACCCCCGAGGGGCTGTTTGGGTTGGTTCCTCAAAGCACCAAGAAATTCTTCGTGGAGATCAACGGGTATCTGTTCACCTCCGAAAATCGTCAAATTCTGTTGAGCATTGTTGGATTCTATTTTGGATCAGCAGCAGCGTCCAACAAGTCATAAGGAGTAAACATGAAACTACTGTACACTCTAATTCCGGCTGTTCTCCTTGCTGCCTGCAATACGGCTCCTCAAGTCGTGACAGACAAGACGGGCGACAACATCATTGTTCGTAAGATGGAATGGCAGATGCAGAATCACGGCAACACCAACAGTTGGGGTTGGGTGCTGTGGTACTTTCCAATAGTGGTTCTGTTGTTTGCATGGGCATGGAAGGAATGGGTTCGCCCGTCCATCAATGCCTTGGAAAACGAAGACATTGACAAGTTAAAGGAAAACGGTGTCGTTCCACCAAAACCCGAGGAAACTCAGGATCAGTCCTGACCCTTGGAGCGCAGATTGTCGAACAGCAATTTGCAAATATAGTACGAGTCAACAATATCTGAAACGGGACTAGCCACTTCCTTGCGATTGGGGGCTAGTTCTGTTTTAAGGGCTAATCCGGTTTCCTCAAAGAATGCATCGTACATCTGATTCTTGTCTGCGTTGCCCTTGCCCGTGGCGTATTTCTTTACCTCGGTGGGAGGAACAATCGTGACCGGAATGCTCATCCGATACAGTTTGTATTTCAGAAGCCCGGTGTTTTCTGCTATGTGAAACACTCGTCCGCTTGCGGAATACGCATACCCCTCAATAGCAACATTGGAGCAGCCCATCACAATGTCTGTTGCCCAATCAGCAATGGTTTCGTACCGTTCCTCGTCAGAGTTCCAGTCACTCAACCGCTCACCGTAAATATTCATGGATCGAAATTCAGACTGACGCTTGTTCTCTGTGAGAAAAAAGAATGAACAATTTTTTATGGAGAATGCAGCATCGTCTTCGCCGTTGTACAGACACACGGCTGGACCGCAAAGAGAATAATCAATGCCTGCTATCACCATACAAGTATGTATGGGATCTGTTCTAAATACGGTAAAGGAGGACTCCATTATGAGTACCGAAAATTACAATGAGACTGTTTTGCTACCACTGCTTGAGAAGAAAGTTCACGAACTCACCTCTGCCCTGATTCTCGTGGAAGCCCGCGCTCAGATTCTTGCAAAGGAAAAGGCTGAACTTCAGAAGAAGATTGATAGCAGCGTAGTCACAGATGTCGGCTAAAAACCAAACGCTCTGGCTATGAGAATTCCTATAAGGAAAGAGCAAGCACATACAAGGGTTTTCTGAACTCTGTTTAGTCGCATATTTCCTCCACGGTTTGGTGTATCCATCCGATCACCAAGTCTAAACGGACAACAGAATTCTCGTAAAGCCAGCCATCGTAAATCCCGAGGGATGAAATGACTCCAACCAGTCTTCCCTCGGGATTTATCATTGCTCCTCCGGAATCACCAAACCATACGGTTCCTTCCGTGACAAGAACCTTGAACACCCACGGCTCCTCTACAAGCGTTCCGTAGTATCTGAATACTCCCGCATCGCTCTGCTTTTTCATTCCTCCTCCGTAGCCAATAGCGGTAAGGGGTTCCATTCTTCTAAACCTGTAGTCATCGGAAATGGTTTGAATGGGTTCTATGTCGGAACAGTCGTCCAAGAAGACCAGAGCAACATCAAATACCCACCTATCTCCGATCAAGCACTGTGGGTGCGGAATCACGAATCTGACTCCGTGTTTTATTCCGTTTGCCGTGAACCATTTAATTGTTTTGTCTTCGATGCAATGGGCTGCTGTAACAGCAACCCGTGGATGAATCAGCACCGCGCTTCCAATAGTTGTATCAGCCCTGTCGGAAATGCTCCCAACCGCTGGCATTTGGCTTTCCTCCAATAGCGAGAAGCCCCTCAAGAAGAACGGAGTCTCCCGAGGGGCTTCTGCTACTGGTTTCGTTACTCCGCTCTTAGGCAGAGGTGCGCTCTTCGGCGCAGCGGCAGTGATGTCCCATGCACAGGCTTGCAGGAAGACGAGTGCAAACGCCAGAAGAAGAGAATGAACCGCGCCTCTCTTCATACAAATATCTATTGCAGTTCCTAGGCCAAAAATGTCAAGATTTCAAAAAGAAACAACCCCCGTGATTGGGGGTTGTCTTTTTGTGGGCACAGCGTGTATTTCCCACTTTTTATGTAGTCAGATCAACCACTTCGCACTTGTCTCCCGAACACGCAAAGGTCTGCGTACCCTTGGTGGTGTCTTCCTTTTCGTACCGTGTCAATTCACTCCAATCAATACCCTTGGGCATTGCTGCAAGTGCGGCTTCGTACTGCTCCGCTGTGCAGTCCTGATACGGAGCCTGTTGATAGGTGTGGTCGGAGTGCGGCAGGAAAGAAATGCCGCTGATCTCATCAAAGTGCGCGTACACCCACGCACCCACCTCCATCCACTCATGCTCCTTCACGGTAACAGTAATGGACGGCTTGTGTTCGCACCAGTGCCGCTGATAGGTGAGCCACAGTTCAAGGTGTTCAATGGCAGTCATGTCGTTGCGCGTCACCGATCCCACAGCCTTCTGCGGGAACGAGAACACCATTGTGTGGTCGGGGCGCATGACACACGGTTCCGCAGGGAATCCCTTGTCAATCATAAACTGGCACATGGGATCCTTGCGGTCTGCACGAACGGTGCGGATGTAGTACTCGTTGTGACGGGCGTGGATGCCGCTAGCCGCATCAGTCAACTGGGACACCGTGCCGCTTGGCTTCACGCAAGTAATAGCCGCTGCGGGATTGATGCCAATCTTCTTTGCCCACTCCTTGTTGATTTCCACGGCATGAGACTTTAGCGATTCCAGTACAGCATCAAGTTCCTTGCCTTGTGTACGCATCATCTTGTTGTCAAGAATGCCTGTAAGCGATACACCAAGCAAGCACTCTTCTTCGCAGTTGCGCTTCCACTCACTGCTGAGATACGGGAAGTTTGTCAGCGAAGCCTGCCATGTGCCAAGGATGGCTGCAAGACGAGTCTTGCGCTTGAGTGTATCAGGAGTGTCGTCTGCACGAACAATCACTTCAGAGAGATTGCAGAACTCCTTGTCGCGCAGAATGATCTCGGAGCAGGGGTTCGTGCCGAACTCGTAGGTGGCATCGCGGCGGTCGCCCAGTTTCTCCACGGTCTTCCGACACGCTTCGCGGTTGAACAGTCCACGCTCACCGCTCTTGGACTTGTACAGCGACACCCACTCCTCCATGAATGTACCGATCTCGGGCTTCTCCTTGAAGGCAACAGAGTTGTTGGCTAGTGCGCGTTGTGGATTTTCCACCCACCACTGTCCCACCTTAGCATCACGCATCCGCTCGTCCGTGAGATTGGAAAGCGAGATAAGAGCCGATCTACGGACTCCTCCGACAACGACAATCTCTGCAATCTTACAGATAATGTCGTGGCATTCGATAGAGGTGAGTTTGCGACCAGCACTCTTCTTAAAAGTACTGACGGTAAATCGGAACAGGTCTTCCAGTGGCTGCGGTCCACTTGCGCGTCCACCGAAAGTCTTGAGGCGCGAACCAAGAGGACGAATGTGAGACAGATCCCATCGGGGGATTTGACCTCCAATAAGTAGGGATACCAGTTCTCGGTAGGCTTTTGCCCAACCTTCTTTGGAGTCCTTGACCACAATGAGCGTATC